ATTGGAATTGGATCAACAAATGCTATTGGTGTTGTTAGGGAATTCTTTGGATCAGTTTCTGCTGCACACAGCGTTGGTGCCGCTGTTACTATAGTCCGTGGAGACTTTAATATAGTAGAGGATGTAATTCACTTCTCAACCCCACCCTACGGTCCAATAGGTCCAGATGGGGTAGAAACAAGATCAACCTTCCAAGGAAGGGCATTTAGTAGAAGATACGATCCACAGATACCCAATGATAGAAATTTTGTACTTGATGATATTTCCGATCAATTTACAGGCATTGCTGCTACCGAATTTATATTAAAATCTAATAAAAATGATGTTGTTGGTCTTTTTACAGATACAAATAGTGTCCTTAATAGCACAACAGATATAAGCAACAATCCTGTTATTCTTATCAATAACGTTCCCCAAATATCCGAAGTTGATTTTACTATTGATACCCCAGGACAAAACACAATAAAATTCTTATCTGGAACTCCAAAGGCAGGACAAATAGTAAGAGTTGCAATTACCACTGGTTATGGATATCAACCACTAGTTGCCGCTGCAGCAACTGTTCAGGTTTCTGCAGCGGGATCTATTACCAACATCTACTTAAATGGTTTTGGATCTGGTTACAGAATTGCCCCAGCAATCTCTATTGTAAGTAGTGTTGGTAGTGGCGCTACATTTACATCAACCATAGGTTCTGGAGGAACAGTAACTTCATTGTCAGTTGCAAATGCGGGAAGTGGATATACCTCCAACCCCCTTCCAAGGGTAATAGTTGATAGTCCCGCTGGATACAGTGATTTGCCCTTAGTTTATACTGGAGGAACCACTGGCATAGGACAAAATGCAAAGGCATCGGTATCGGTAGGTTTTGGTTCAAGTATTACTCAATTCAAACTAGAAACTTTTGGTATTTCATATAAGGTTGGTGATGTACTTGCAGTATCTGGAATAGTCACCGATCCTTCAGTGGGTATTGGATTTAGTGAGTTTAGAATTACTGTCCTTGAAACATTAACTGATAAGTTTGGTGGATTCTATCCTGGTCAATTTGTCAAATTTGATGATATTAGTCCCCTCTTCAATGGACTCAAGACCAAATTTACTCTAACAGTTACTCAGGGTGGTGTTACTGATATTTTAAGTCTAAAGGTTGATCCAAGCACCGACCTGAAGATTGAAAATAACTTATTTGTTTATATTAATGACGTTCTACAGGAGCCAATTGAGGCATATACATTTACTGGTTCTAGACTCATCTTCAAAGAAGCTCCTAAGGAAGGATCAAAGTGTTATGTTTTATTCTATAGAGGATCCGATTTGGATGTTGAGCAAATTGATCCCCCAAAAACAATTAAAGAGGGGGATATTGTACAAATTGGCGAAAATATTCTAGATCCGTTTGACAGACCTCAATTTGATAGAGTAGTAAAGAGAATCATCTCTTCAAATTCATTGGATACTTTCACATATGATAGTCTTGGCATCAATACAGATCCACTAAAAGAAAGACCCCTGAAATGGACTAAGCAAACTACAGATTTAATTATAAACGGTGTTCTTTATTCAAAGTCTAGACCCGATCTCAAATCAAGAATTACACCAACAACAAAAATTATTAAAAATGTTGGAATTCTTGATGACACCATTTATGTGAATAATGCATTCCCACTATTCACCGAAGTTGACCAAATTGCCGAAGACTTAAGGGACATTGAGGTTGTTGAAAATAGAGAAATTACTCCAGCTTTAGCTTCAGCAGTAGTATCAACTGCTACAAGCATATCAAGCATTAATATTGACTTTGCTGGAGTTGGTTATGCAGTTACAGATGCTCCATTTGTGGCGATATCTTCTTCAAGAATTACCAAAAAAGATCCAATTTACAGTTGGAATTCTTCCAGTGGAATTTCAACAGATTACAATTTCAATTCAATAGTTTATGGAACAGCATTAGTTTCAGTCGGGTCAAGTGGATTGATTGCAACAAGTAGTGATGGAGCAAGTTGGAATGTTTCCAATATTGGATATGGCGGAACAGTTTCATTTAATCATATTTCTTTTGCATCCACCAACAAATATATTGCAGTTGGAAGCACTGCCACCGCAGTATTCACTACAGGTATAGGATCAACTCTCGATTCTTGGCAAGAGTACAGGTTGTATAGGGAAACATTTGTAATTGGTAACCCCGTGCCAGTAGTAACACTGAGTCCATTTGTGGGAGAATTCTATAGTTCCACATATTCGGCATTAAGGGATACAGTGGTTGTTGTTGGAAGTGATGCTAGCGTATTTACTGCTGTTGGTATTGGATCAACAGGTTTATTCCAAAGAACACCACCATCATTTGACAATTTGAACAGTGTAACAAATAATGAAGCAATATTTGTTGCAGTTGGTGATGGTGGAGTTATTCTCCACTCTGAATTTGCAGATATTTGGTCAAGGATACCATCTCTAGGAACTTCTGAGGATCTAAAATCGGCAATATGGGATCAAAGTAAATTCGTTGTATGTGGATACAATGGAACGATATTAACCTCACCGTCTGGATTCGATTCTTGGCAAATATTAGCAACTGATATTTCTGAAAATTTTGAAAAGATTGCATATTATGATGGATTCTACACAGCATTAACTTCATCCGGCGATCTATATTACTCATTCAATTTAACCAATTGGGTATCAAGATCAACATTACAATCAAATGTTCTTAATGATCTGATATTTGTTAATTCTTTTGGTGATAATGGAAGGTATATTGCAGTTGGATCTGCAGGAACTGCAATTTATTCTGATCCGGTATACAATAGAGCAACTGCAGTATCAAGTGCTAGTGGAGGAATCGTAACTTCAATAACAATAACTAATGGCGGATTCGGATACTCTCAACAAGTTTCCCCACCAATTGTCATTGGATATGACACTACCAAGTCCGAAAAGGTATTTTCAATTAAAGCTAAGGGAGACTTCGGCATAATTAAGAGTATTGGGGTTGGTGCAACGACAATTGACTTTACTTTAGAATCTGAAAATTATGATAATACCACTCTAGGTCTTGGATATACTGCTCTCAATAGTTATGGGGTTGAATACAGTGGATTGGAAGTTGGAGATTACTTTGTAATCTATGAAAGCAATTCAATCGCTGGACACGCTTTAACTGGCATCTCCACTTATTTGGGCGGTTTAGGTAATTATCCAGATTCTAAAGTTGGAACCGCAGTATCATTCCTTGATGGATTATATAGAGTTGAAAGAGTCACTGCTCCCGCAGCAGGAATTGTTACTGTTGGATGTAATTTTGCCCTTTCACCTTCAGGTGGATCAATCCAAGTAAATGCCTTCACAAATCCCAAAGGATATATGGGAAGATATACTTGGGGCAAAATATATGATTTCCAGAATAGATCAAGAGAAGATCCCCAAAGTTTCATTGTAAATGTTGATAATGGTATTGTGGGTCTTTCAACTGCCCCAGATGTTTATAGAACTCGTGGTGTAGTTTAACTAATAAATAAAAAAAAGTGTCTCTGTAAAATGCCTGCTATCATATCTGAACAGTTTAGAATAATGAATGCGGATACCTTCGTAAAGAGTTTGGTATCTGCTGGTGCTACAGCAAATAATTATTATACTTTTATTGGACAGCCAAATTCAACAAATGAAAGGGCAAATGGATCCCCAAACTGGGGATCTGGTATTCCACCTCTTGATGGATTTGATGAAGAGAATCAAATCAAGGAAACAATCATTGCTATGAAAAAAGTCACTAGCAATGACGTTAAAAGGATGATTAGAAAAGTTGAGTGGTCTGCAGGTACAACTTATGAGATGTACAGACACGATTATTCAATTTATAATAAAACACCAATCACAAATCAAGCAAGTTTGTATGGTGCAAATTACTATGTAATCAATGAAGATCTAAGAGTTTATATTTGCCTACAGAATGGAACAGATCCAGAGAATCCAGCAGGAAGACCTTCATTTGATGAACCATCATTTATTGACTTAGAGCCACGAGCAGCAGGAACAAGTGGAGATGGATATATTTGGAAGTATCTCTATACCATTAAACCATCCGAAATTGTAAAATTTGATTCAATTGAATATATTCCCGTTCCCGATGATTGGGGAAATGCTGGAGAAAGCATCTCTATAAAAAATAATGCCATAGACGGAAAAGTTGAAATTATTACTATTTCCGATAGGGGTAGTGGATATCAACCAATTTCAAGGTCATTTACGAATATTCCCATATTGGGAGATGGAACGGGAGGAAAAGCTACAGTAACTGTCGATTCTTTTGGTAAAGTATCGGAAGTTTTTGTTACTGACGGTGGATCTGGTTATAC